GTAATGTCTGTGTTAAAATTTAAATTCTTCAATTCCCAAGTTCCGTTGTCATCGAAATCAAAGTCAAAAGGATTTGTGTTAACTTGAGTATAATCTGTATCACAAGCTCCAACTACTGCAAGTACTTGTGAATCATTAGCACCTCTAAGTTTTTCAGCATTTAAAGTCATAATGCCTCCTTCAGTTGAAGTTCCCATTGTAAATGTTAATTTAGAACCAAGAGTGTCTGCTTCAAAAATATGACCGTATGTAGAACTTCCTAACGTGTAATTATTTTCTACCGTTATTGAATTTTGAGTTCTGATTTGATGGTCGTTAGATATTGTTAAATTATAAAACTTAGTAGTAGCAACACTATCATCATCTATAATTAACGGATTTGAAGTTGTGCTGCCATCTACATCAACAGTTCCGTTGTTATGTATAAATCCATTTGTAGCTAAATTTTTAAATGTAAAAGCTGAAGATGCACCTTCCATTTCTAATGTTCCTCTTGGTGCTGACAAAGTTCCGTTAGCTGCTATCGTAAGTGAACCGTCAAGGTCAAGAGTGCCGTTTACGCAACTTGCGTCTACTAATCCTGAACCTTGTGCATCTAAATCTGTTCCTGTGCCTGAATCTTCAAAAGCACCTGCTGTGTTAGCTGTTGTTCCTGAAGTATAACCTTCATCAAGTTTCCAATGATGTAAAGGCGTTTGCGGATAAGAACCTGAATAAAGCGAAGCTACTTGCTCATCGCTAAAGTCGTAATCATATAATCTTACATCTCTTATTTTGCCGTTAAAATAACTAGTTTCGCCACCTGACCAATGTTTACCTATCTTTGCGCTAGTTGTAGCCGTTGCGTTAATTTCTCCAACACTACTTACAGTAGCTTGTAATACACCGTTTTGATATAGATATGCTTTATCATTAGCCCCATCTTGAACTATAGCATAGTGCATCCAAGTATTATTAGTATGAACCTCTCCAAAAGCTTGTTGAATGGCACCTGCGCTTGTGTCTCTTAAAAATGCAAATGGTTTACTAGCGTGACCTGATAAAGATATTCCCAAACCAAATGCGGTTTTATTACCTGATTCTGCATAGCCTGTGTTAAATACTCTAGCTACATTTGAATTGCCATTATTGTAAACCCAAGCTGTCATTGTTTTTTGAGCAGACTCAGTCCACGATTCTAAAGAATTGTTAATATTAATAAAATCGTCACTACCGTTAAATTCTACAGATGACAAAGCCAAACCCTCTACCTTTCCTTGTGTTACTGTAAACGTTCCATCTGTCGTTGTACTATTATCATATACATCTAGACTGTATTGGTCATATATCCAAGTAGCTCCATCTATATCAGCAGCAGTTCCGCTGTTTCCACTATCGTCTGCAATAGTTGTTCCTGAACCTGCATTCATTTTAAACCATCGTGTTAAATTATCTATAGAACCTAGTGAAATATCATAGTTTATTTTTGAAGCTAATTCTTGAACTTCTGCTGCGGTAAGAACATCTCCAAATATTTTTATGTCTGCCATTGTGCTATTTGAATAATAAGCACCCCCAAACATAGAGCCTGCTCCTAAATCACTTGCTAAAGCAAATGTGCTTGAATCAGTCTTAGCTTGAGCTGTAATTTCTACACCATTAACATACAATTTTTGTGCGCCACTAGTTGCAGTAACACATACATGATGCCAAGCTCCTGCAAATGCAGTTGCCGACCCAGAAGATGACCATCCAGATGAAGCATAACCAAAAGAAAATCTTGTGTTATTTGTTCCAATATAGAACCTTTGATTTGTTCCTGAAGTAGAACCTATAAACATTTGATTAGGAGAACCTGTAAAACTATCATCTAACTTTACCCAGAATGCTACAGAAAAACCAGCTTGTGCATTTACGCCACTTCCATAATTTAAATCTACTAAATCATTAGAGCCGTCAAAATCTAAAGCAGCGTCAAGATTTACATTAACGTTTGCTGCTCCAAGATTTCCTTCTATTATTCCGCCCGTGCCTGTAAAGTTAAGATTTATTGCCATTATGCTATGTCTACTGACCCTCCAAGATTTCTAAATGAACCTGATATGTTAAGTGCAGAAGAGCCTTCGGTAGCTGAAGTTTCATCATTAGTTCCAAATAATAACTGACCATCTGAATGTATAGTTACATTATCTACAAAAACTTTACCATCAAATGTATCTGCTTCTGAAAAATCAAACTTAGCTGAATTTGCTGAACCTGTGCCATCTCCTATTACTAAATTATGAATATACACTTTATCAGCATTGTAAGGCCTAAACTCACCTTCTGTAATATCTAAAGTTCCTAATATTGACATATAGTTGATGTGAGTAGTTCCGTCAGGCATGACGGCTTGTGGAAGCAATGTGCTACTATATGCGTAAAGTCCTCCAGTATTTTGATTACCTGTCATTTTAACATTGTAAAAAGTTCCACCCCTAGGAATCCTATGTAAAACTGAATCGAATATTAAAGTTCCATTGTTATGTGTAAAAGTGCCTTCTCCTCCTAAAGTTGAATTGGCAATTCCGTTTATAACTCCTCCTGTTGTCAAAGTAGTAGTTTTGCTTGTTGCTTTGTAAGTTCCACCATTATCAATTATAAGATTTCCAAAAGTATGGTCACAACTTGTTCCTGAAGTATAAGCATCTTGATGTGTTTCTAGTTCTCCACCGTCAAATATTCTAACATCACCAGTGCAAACAATACCTACTGAATATTTATCTGTTGCAGGATATTGAGTTCTAAATTTACCTTTTAAGATAAACATATCACAATCATAAGTATGAATTTTTGTAGCCGTTGAAGAAGATGGACTGTTTACAGTTGGAGCGTTTCCACTACCGTGCGCCCAATAAGCATGAAAATGACTTGCACTAGAAGCGTAAAAATAAAATCCTCGACAATCCCAAGTCGTGGTAGGAATGTTCCATCCTATAGAACTTGTAGCTCCTGAATTTGTTAAAAATATAATGTCGGTAGTTCCAAGGCTTAAAGTGTTTCCACCTCCTGAAAAATATTCAGTAGAATCTCCTGAACCTGCACAGAATCTACCTGATGTTTTAGTATGATTTTGACCTCCCCACCTTGTTCCACAACTGTAATAAAATCCAGTTCCTAAATTACAAGCTGTAGATGTAGAAGCTATATCTAATCCATAACTCATTTTATGTCCTGCTGAACCTCCAGAACCATTAGCCATAACTTCTTGCACAGTCATATTATCAATATGAACAACCTCGCCAGAACTCATATTACTAACATAAAGATAAACACTTGTAAAACCAGCCACAAAATATGCCACTCTTTTTTCGTATGATGTGTTAGTTAAATTTTCATTTCTTGAAGTAGCACCTAATAAATAGGCATGAGTTTCTGAATTAGCACCAAATGGTAAAGAACTAGATTGTGTTGTCCATTTTAAATTTACAGAGCCTGTATTTATTTTAGCGTCAAAAGTGCATTTGTAAACTTTACCTACTGTTAATGATGATTCAGATAAAGCAGTGGAGTTTAACATAAAAAAAGCTCCTGTTGAATTGTCTACATAAGTTATTTTAGCACTATTACTATCATAAACAATCGTATTATTTCCATATGCTGTCCATCCTGTAACTGCCTGTCCATCAGTTCCATTAAATTCACCAATGTCACAAAGATTAGAGCCTAAAGCTGCATCTAAAATAACACTAGAACTACCGCTTAAAAATTTAGCTGAATCTATAACATCTAAACAACTATAAGCAGAACCGTTGTTACTTGTGTGTTGAGTTGCTCCATCTACTAACAAATCATAAGTATTAGAACTATCGTAAGTTCTAAACTCTCCTGAACCTGAAACTACAATCCTACCGTTAACAGTTAGGTCTTCTTTCAATACAAAGTCTTTGCTACCTGAACTGTTAGTAACTAAATTAATTCTACCTTGTAAAGGGCCGTAAACGTTTGCTGTTCCTAATGATGTAGCAGTAACAATTATTTTTTCTGCCGTGTTGCCTGAAACTAAACCAGTCCCATTTGTCATGTTTATTGTAGGACTAAATTTATGAGTGGCTATTGTAGCTGATACATTATTACAATCCCAATTTCCACCCATTGATTCGTCATTACTTCTTCCTATGTCAAAAGTTCCACCATCAACTTGTAATTGTGTGTTAGCAATAGACCAAGCTCCACCCGTAGAATAATTTCCTGAACCTGTTTTTATAGTTCCGTTACCATTTAAATGACCTGTGCTTCCTGTAGCTAAATCGTGATTTTCAGTATCTAATGTTCCTGCTGTAACTGTAAAAGTTCCATCGATAGTTGTATCTCTTCCTGTCCTTACAACTGCTGCTGCATTATTAATAATAACATTTCTAAGGTTTCCTGTTGCAGGTTGTAAATCTTCTGTTCTATTATTTCCTGCACCTGTAAGTGTAATATCCACATTACCTGTAACAGTTCCACCTAAATCTATAGTTCTTATAGAATTTCCAAGACCTACACCTGTAACTGTAAAATTACCTCCATTCAAGGTTCCTGTTGAAATTAGTTTCCTACTTGAAATTGCGCTAGTATTACCTGTAAGTGTTGCTGAATTACTTATATCACCTGCTACTGTAAGTGCATTGTTTTCTGTCCTTAGTTCACCTGACGTTATTGTAAGGTCTCCAGTAAGTGTTGGCCCGCCCGTTTGTATTTTTGCAACTCTAGACGCATCACCTAAATCAATAATTAAATCGTGTACATTTCCAGATGAAGGTATGATATCAAGATTAGTAGTGTCATCTGTCTTTATTGTTAGATGTAAAAGACCTGACACAATACCACCTAAATCTACTGCATACCCATTAGTAGTTCCACTTGAACCATCGCCTTCACCAAATACTCTTATTGCAATGTCATTACCAATTAAAGTACCGTTTGCTTCTAATTTTAATGAATGAACATTTTTAGGGTTACCGCCAGTTGCTGATAATTCACAGTTGTTTATACTTGATGTATCTGGTATAATTACATCATCTGATGATGTCGGAACTGCTCCTGTATCCCAGTTAGCCGCAGTATTCCAATCAGTAGAACTTGAGCCATCCCACGTTACTACAGCCATTAGGCCACCTCACTTACTAAGACAATTTCAGAGTATATAGGAGAAGCCATTCACTAAATGGTCCCCTGTAAGAATACTTTACAATCTCCAGCAGTTATACTTTCTCCAGAAACTCCATCTGTTGCTTTTACAGTTACTGCAAGTTTTCTTAATGCAGTCGTAGAAATTGCCTTCATAGCACCAGAACTTGCTGCCACTACAATGTCATCTCCTATCTGTACCCATTTACTGTTTGTCACGGGAGTTGCTTCAGGACCATCAAACAAAGAACCCCATACTTGACAAGTAAGCCCTCCGTTCTCATCATTAGACAATACCTGTATAGATGCCCTATTATATGTTTCTACATCTATTGCATCTATAAGTACAACGTATGTAGAACCGCTTAACGTAGTTGCGTCATTTTCAACAAGCAATGTCTTTGTTGTACTGCTTGTTCTTTTCCTTGTAATTGTATTTGGCATTACTTAGATTTCCCCTTACCTTTCTTAAGGCCCTTGGGCTTTTTAAGTGCTGCGTCTATTTTCTTTTGGGTTTTGTTTCTAGCAGGTTTGCGGCCAGTTCTAACCCCTTTGCCGACTTTCTTAGTCCCAACTTCAGTGAGGACTTCAAATTGGTCTGGTTTGGCAAGAAGTTTTTCAACAAATTCTTTGAATCTTTTGTTATGTTCATCAAATTCATAGACTTGAGACGTCTGGAAGGCAATAGGTAGCCCCCCATCAGTCCTAATGAAAACAGGCCTAGTCCCTTTGTACCTAATTTTAACCATGTTAACATAGCTCCAATTAGATTTAAGCGCCTAGTTCCAGTCCGCGTATTAATCCCTGTGATTTAAACTTAGTACAGATTACTTCACCAGCAGTCATGAAAGCATAATTTCTTTTCAATGCTTGCACGTTTGCTAAATCTTCTTGTGCTAAGAAAGTAGTTGGTGCTGCAACCTTGATGTACAATTCTTTCATATCTAATAATAGAATTGGCCCCATACTTGCAGTTGAACCACCGCTAGATGATGTTAATGCATCTGCCATGTGTTGTGTTGCGTAGATTGGTATACTGTCATAGTATCCCATTCTTCCATCTAAGTTCATACCGGGTTCTGAAGCAACTCCGTTAGTTCCTTTTGGAGCTTGTGCTTCTAGAGCCATTCTCCATGTTGCTCCTGCACCACTGCCTTTTGTAATCAATTGTTTTAATTCAGTTAGCTGTTGGTGTCCCATTAAGAAAATTAAGTCACTGTATTGTGCTCCATTTTCTATTGCATTTTGAATAGTTGCATCTAGTAAATCTAGAGTCAATGCTCTTTCAGTTTCATTTCTAGAACCTGCACTTCCTGTGAATGCTCCGTTGTTAACGTATGCATCAGCCCATGAAGTTCCTGCATCTCTGTCCAAATTGTAAACATCCATTTCATTTGCATCGTAACCGTTCAAATCTAATTGTCCATTGTTACCTACAATTCTGTAAAGTGACTCCATGTTGTCTCCTGCAACTCCTGCTGCTGGTTGAGCCAACATCATTTTGTCAATGTAGAAAGAGTGTGCTTCTGCTGCTTGTGCTCTTAGGAAAGTTGCTAGACCTTTTACTCCATCATCAGCTTCTGCTAGGATAGCTGCTTTAGTTGTAACTGTGTAAGGACTTACAATTTCTTTGATGTCAGCTTCTACAAGTGCTAGGTCTGGTACATCAGATGCTCCAAATGCTCCACCTTCTGCTACACCAGTGTTGCTTCCACTTACAGTTCGAGCAGTTAATACTCTCCAACCAGATTGTGTCCAACCTTCTTTTCTGAAAAGCTTGAAAACGTCAGATTTAGTGTTTAGCTGATTAAAAACAGATGCTCCATACATTGTGTTAAAGTATGCTGCGTCTGAAGTTCCTGCTCCGTCTGTACGTAGTTCGTCTTTCCTTATGCCGTATCTTGCTGAGATATCTAATCCGCCACGGTAGTAAGCGTTGACGTATTCCTCAAAACTCATACCAGCCATTCTAGAAACCTCCTGTTATGTTTTTGTTTTCTGCCATTCTGTCTATCTCCTCTAAAGATTTTGATACATTCAAGAAATTAATTTCCTTTTGCTCATCAGCTTTTGGTGCTGGAGCAGGTGTTGCTTTCTTTCCTGTATAAACGTTAATGCCGTGTTTCTTCAAGGTTGCTAAAGATTTTTCAAGGTCGTCAATTTTTGAAGACTTTTCTGCTTCGTCTTCTTTTTCTTCCTCTTCCATCATTTTTTCTTCTTCTTCCTCTTCTTCGGCTTCTTCTTCCTCTGCTTCTTCTTCTTCTTCGTCTTCTTCAGCTTTTTCTTCGCCGTCAGCGACTTCTTCTAAGTATGCGAGTACTTCTTTTAGCTTAGCAAGGGTGTTCTCCATGTCTTTCATTAGTGCCTCTTCCTTACCAAGTTCAACTGGCTCTTCAAGTCCGGCAGCTAATTCTACTTCCTCTGTTGCAACGATTTCCTCGTCTTCAGATTTGGTCTGAGTGCCACCACAAGTGCAATCTGTCATGTATATACACTTAGAAAAGGGTATATAAGTAAATCAAACTTTCCGGAAACTAACTTTTTTTATTCCAAGAAGGTGTACGTCCCCTTCTTAATCTTTCTTTAGGTGTCCAACCTCCGCGAGCCATTGCTTCTCTCAATGCCCTACCAGATTGATTCCTAACTTTGCTAGGACTCATTTTAGGTCCGCGGCCTGTGTACTTTCCGGGATTTCTCCAAAGCTCTGCACAAAATGCCTCTGGGTCTCTAACACTTTGAAGCCCTTCATAATTTCTAAGTTTCAATGCATTCCTGCGACAAGTAGTCATAAATGCACGCATACCTCTTTGACTTCTTCCCGGTGCTTTAGAAATCTCTATTCCTTTTTTTACTGAACACTTTTTCATACCTGCAATATCCCATATATGTTTGTCAATCTTACCTAATATGTCAGTTACACTACTTGTACTCCACATCTTACAAGACCAATACCTTGCCTTGTACTTAGGACCGGGATTGTCACAATTATGTCTTGCTCTAAAGTTTCTACGTTTTTCTGGACTGTCTCGCTTAATGTCCATCTTTGGGTCGCCAAACTTGACTTGTACAATGTTGCCTTTTTCGTTTTTTGCATAAACTCCAAACTTCTTGTTCTCACCCTTTAACCGAAAAGGTTTGTTAAGATTTACTTTTCTGCCTTGATATTCTGCTTTTAACAATCTTGATTCATCATGTTCTTCTATAACCTCAAACTCAAATTCTTCTACTGCACCTTCGTGTGGCGCATAGTCTCCTACCATAAGCACTGGACCATCTTTGTATGCCATCCAGTGATGCCCTTTTGGTGGCTTAACTTTTACTGTCTTCATTTCTTTTTTAGTAGATTTGGGATGACCAGCAGGCAATAAATCGTAATCCGTGGTGTACTTAGGATTTGACGGCCTACCTGAGCTTAGTAGTTTTAAGAATGCCTTGACACGACCTAATGCCCACTGGTCTCGACTACGCACGCTAGGACGGTGACTAGTTGAAAATGCACCAGCACCCCTGCGGAACACTGCTTTCAATGCTCCCATGTTAGCCTTTTTCCCTTTAGCGTTACCAACTTTTTTGTTGTGTTTGTCTCGATAACCTTCTAACGTTTTGATGTTTGCCTCACTTAATTTAATTCCACCACGCTCTCCACTAGCTGTACCTTTTGGATTTCTAGTACTGCCTCTTCTTCTCTCACTTGGTTTTGCTGGAGTGCTTGGGTCGTCTGCCTTATTCATAGGCACACAGTTAGGTGTTTTCTTACCACCCTCATACTTAAATCCTACCATTTCGTATCCTGCCCAGCATGGTTTTTTCTTTAGAACTTCCAATATTTCGTCAAGCTCTTCACTCATTTTACTAAATCTTCTAGCTTGTATTGCTCGCTCTTGATTTACTGCACCTGCTTTAGTATCATGGCATCCAAGTAATTTTCTATCTTTCTTAGCATAAAGACAATACTTACCATTCTTTCGTTCTATTATCTTTTCTACCATGCTTTCTATTTCATCTAGTGTTACTTGCTTTGTCACCTTTACAGGTTCCGCTGCTTTGGCTGCTGCTACTGCAGTAACAGTAGCTTCTGGGTTAGCTGGTCTGTTGCCAACCCATGATACGGACCAAAGAGACAACTCGGAGATGTTGTTGTGGCAGACGTCTCCTTCGCAGACCTTCTCTTGTTTCTCAGCTTCCCCCCTAATAGAGGAGCCGCCCTTGTCACCGTAAATCTTCATCTCTTCCCATACTCTTGTGTGCATAGGAAGTTTGTCGTGTATACCTACACGTATCTTAACTTTACCGTCTTTAACCTTATATGCAAGAGGCAACCCTACTGGCATCTCCTCATGCTTGTATGAATAAACCCCGTATTTCATATAGAAATCCATGGACTCTTTAATTGTGTCAGTACCTATCTTGTCGTTTTGTTTATCGATAATAGGCGAGCTAATATATGTTTCTAAAATTCTGTCGTTGTACCACTCAGGTCGGTAAACTTTCCAGTTAGTATCAGCGTCTGCCACAGCCTAAGATTGGCTACGTGTATATAAACAAAACTAACTTTCCGGAAACTACTTCGGTTTCATCCTGTTTGCAGTTCTAATTACTTCACCTTCTAACTTAGGTAAACCTGCACGTAAAGCAAGTTTCATATGAAAAGTTCCTCGCTTAAAAGGCTGATTTTCATAAATAGCACTAGACATTCTTGCTGCAAGCGTCTCTGTATTCCAACCCGGTTTTTCTCTCACATATTCCCATAATCTACCACTTAATAATGGACTATATGTTGGATATTTGCCATCTTTTAATTGGCCACCATATTCTAAAAAATTCATTGCAGGATGGTTTGACACTAATGAAATGTAAGTAATGTTTCCGCGTCTATATATTCTTGGTTGAATGCTTTTTCCTGTTTTTCCAGTAGTCTTTTTCCACCTTCGATACAATCTTATTTCTGCATCGTTTCTAATATCACCTGCTACATTTTCCATAGCACGCCTTAATATCTTATTCCAATTACTTTGTTTTTTAAAAAAATTAACAGACCTAGTAAGTTTTCCACCTTCCGTAACTTGCATTGGCATTATTTGTATGCCGCTACTTCTTCAGGTGAAGCATCTCCATATTTTTCTTTCCACTTTCTATTTACTTCCTGTGCAGCTTTCTGTCTGATTAACATTCTACTGTTTTTATTATATTCTTTCATATACTGAGCTTTATTATTCCAAGCTCTATCGTGCTCGCACTCTTCACACAATCCATTAGACATTAACCTAACTCTGACTTCTCCTGCTAAACATTTCTTACATTGTTTCATGGTTTCAATGCTCCTACTTCTGGTTTAGCATCCTCTGGCATACTTACCTGTGGCTTATCTGGAAGTACCAAATTACCATCCTTATCTAATGTAGCTTCTATTCCTACTTTATTTAATACTGTAATTATATTTGCTTTCTGTAACATATTAGCTAATGCTTGTTGCTCGTTTTTTGTATTAATATCTGCAAACTTAACCTTCCATGTTTTTATTCCCATCAACTTCATCAACGGCCTAAGGAATCCCATTTCCAAACATTGCTGCGTTTCTAACACTGTCCTGTCAAACAAAGAAATCTGCTCGCCCTCCGCATTCAAACCACCTACGCCTGCCGTACTTCCTGTTACTATCGGCATAACGCCATATGCTGCGTTTATATCGTTGTTAATGCGCTCCATATATGGCAGTGCCATCAACTCATCCATGTTAGGCATAACAGGCACAAACTTCGCTTGACCGCTACCTGACCCTTCGCCCCTACTACTTATAATTGGTACAAAGTTAGGATTACGTCTTGTCTCCTCTGCTATGTATTCTCCCAATCTATTCAAGCTCTCTTCATCATGGCCGGGAATATCCAAGAAACCCTTAGGTGGTCTCTCTAATTTGTAGATTTTGTTTTGGAAGTTCTCAATGGCGAGAGCGGTTTCTATTTTCTTAGAAAGACCTATAATCGGCGACTGTCCATACAATCTGGCATTCGCACTGTACTTGTTGAAATGAATTATCTCATCTCTTGCAAAAGGAATCTTGTCCTCATCCTGTCCCATGTCATAATAATATGCCACAGGCTCTGCTTCAAACCCTCCTTCTCCTAGCTCTCCTTTTTCTAAAGGCTTTCTAGTTATTATATCAAAATACTCTTCATTCTTAAATTTACCATAATCATCAACTGCAAAACGCATTTGCTTTGCATCTTCTACCCAAAGCTCCTTGACTATCTTATCATCACTGCCTTGTATCCTGTCATAAACAATACTTATCCAACAATCGTCAAAAACCTCTACTTGTCGTATCATTGCCTTAAAGAACTCACTTGCTGTAATATCTGCATTACCGCCTGTAGGGTCTCGTAGCAATTTCTCTAACATCTTTCTTTCTTCTTTATCACCTGCATCACCAACAGCGTGGTACTCCCACCCTTTGGCGACAGACTGAGAAGCTATTCGAGTGATTACAGTCCTTAGGTGAGAATACCTGTCTGCCAACTGTTCAAGATAATTTTGGTCTACTGGAGGAAGTATGTCTGCCTTAAATGCACGATTACTGCCATGTGTTCCATATGCAGGCGTTCTTGCATCTTTTACAATGTTAGCTGTGTTTCTTTCTATCAATTCCTCTAACGCGGAACGCTTCCGCACTGGCTTACGCCCCAACAATCTATCGTACCATGCCAAGTTGTATCGCCTCCACTTTAGTAATTATCTTATTAAGCTTTTCCTTTTTCTGTATAACATCAAGACTCTTTTTTAATCTTTTACTCCAACTGTGACCAGAATTGCCACCCATCATTTTCCACATAATATATCCCTTACTAGGATTCTTCTTGTCGCCAAAGTTCTGCGCTGGCGGGTCTACCTTCTCATGCCTTCTGTAATAGGTGTCAATCTTAACTGCCGTCTTGTATCCTACATCCTTTTGATACCTTAACTTACGATTTATCGCCTTTGTAACCTTTCCACCACCATAACCGTGCATTGCTCGTAAATCTCTACCCTGCAATGCTTCTTTCTTTACACCACGAGGAATCTTATATCTATCTCGCTTATCGCCCATGATACTCCCGAACGTACCTTCTAAGCAGTGGTTCTACTAAGACGCCTGTGGGAACATTCTCCGCCTTAGCAATCTCTTTAAGGCCCTCTTTGGTAGAGTCACTGATTCCATAAATTTCCAACCTCGTTCGCTTTTTCATAGTGTGGTTGGATGTCTTGTATGTGCATTGTGTATATAACCTTTTCTATATGTAATCCCAACCAACAAATGCAAGTCCGCGTTTGTTTTTGTTTTTAATTGCTAACTCACACATCCATAACGCCATAACTGAATCAGGCGTGTGACCCTCTAACCTTCCATTCTTACCGTAAACCAAACGACTTAAACCATCTGTCAACTTTCTAGGCCCCGGTCTACTTGCCTCTCTTATTTCTTTTTGCCACGGAATCTGGTATCTCTCTTTTTCAAACTCCAAGGCCAAGCCCGGTATCCCCACATCGTGGCTGTGCTTTTCTCTTCCTGTGTTGTGTCCTTCGACCGGAAGGCCAGCCAAATCACTCGCACTATGAACCACAAGTCTCTGATACCCATTTGATTCTATCATTATCGTTTCTGGATTAAAACGTTTTGCAAGCTCGCGTATCTTCAACACCTGAGTCTCTAACCAACCCGAACCCTGTGCCATTACCTTACCTGTCCAACTGTATAGTAACCTACGATGCTCTGTACGCTTATTATAAGCCACAAGACAGTAGCTTGTCTCATCATTCTGACTGTTCATACCCACAGCCAAGTCAACGCCCATTACGACGCTTATATCGTCACTGTATTCTGGCAACCCCATGTCAAGATTTTCATCCAAACAACGCTGAAGCACCTCATACGGTATAACAGCAGACTCTGGGTCCAATGGATTTAACATATACTCAGACTCAAAAGCCCGACTTCCCATTGTCTCCTTTTCTGTATCTAACCTTTCTTGATTCCAATACTCTGGCCACCTAGGCGTACCATCCTCCAAAAGCGCAGGATGTCGTATCACATTCCACTCAGAACTCTCAGATACCCAGTCAGTTATGTCACCTACACGCTTCTGTGTACCTACAAGCAACATCTTAGAATCTGGTAACCTCATCGGCATAACCACACGCTGTACATAGTGAATTACCTTGTCATCCGTCAAACTTGGAAACTCCTGAAGTACATCGTCCAGAATAATCATGTGTACGTGAGGACCCTCAAGTGCTTTTCCTATACTTGCAGCAGCAACCCTACTTCCATTGTTAAATCGCTTAGCTCCTTTACGTATTGTCACCTTCCTGTCGTCACCCTTCTCAAGATAAGCACTAAGACGCCATGACCGCTTACACAATTCCTCAAACTGCTCTAACTTGTCCCAAGCCTGCTCTAAGGTCGCAGAGATATACAAAGCACGAAAGTTTGGCTGCTTATGCATCATATAAGCCAATACACACAGACCCCATGTCGTTTTCAAGTGACCGCGTGCACAAATTATAGAAGCAAACTCTCCTTTTTGGAAATTTTCCTCCCACTGCTCATGCATCTTACCCAACGGCACATAAGTTCCCGGCTCCTGCTCCATATAATCGCGCATCACCTCATCTATGAACTCATTCAAAGTAAGTGGCTGCTCATTCATTATCTCTAACGCACCTGCAATTGCCTGAGTTATGTGTTTGCTGTTGTCCATCACTTGTGTTTGCGTACAGTTATCACTATGTCTTTAACATCTTTGTCAAGAATTATAAGTTGTTCGTGTATATAATGTAAATCGCTTGTCTCATCTATGACCTTACCGTCCTTAATCAGTCTAATGATGGTAACCACTCCTGCCCGTCAAACGTACTTACTGTAAAATAACCACGAAAATCAAATCTAGGTATCAAATAACAACGACTTACCTTTTTTCCTGTCTTTTCATCAAGTTCTCCCGCCGCTACTGTCTTAAATTTGTTCTCCTTTATCAATTCTTTCAACTTATCCATGCGAATTATCCATAAATGATTCTCACTTAAGTTAGGAAAGTAATATGCAAACCAATCTGACAAGGTAGTTTTGATTCCACTATCTTTGCCACGACACTTGTACTCAATTGCCATGTTACCTGTACCGCCCTTATCCCAGTCTTTCTCAAACATATCTGTCTTTACTTCAAAAAATACTGGCTTCTGTTTATTATTCTGAAACATAATGTCAAAAGCTGCCGTATTACCATATGTAATAAACTTCTTGTGCCATCGCGTCTCGACAAAATGTCTAACAGCACGCTCACCCATTTGACCGTCTTCTAAATCATCGTCAAAATTGTTGTTCATAACAATAACTCCTTAGTAAATTTTTGGTTTGCATTAACAACACGGATTTCTAACGGATACATATGCTGCTTCTTTAGTATAGAATCACTGCCTTCTGTATTTACAACCTCGTAAACTATTCCTTCGTCCGCATCTATCACATCTGCACGCAATCCTGACGGCTCAAACACAGCTTCTGTGTAAAATTCATGCCCCCACTCTTTTAACTGCTTACAAATCGCAAACTTCATGTCTATATGCTCTGGCGTCTCGTTCTTACTCCAACGCATAGCGTTCCTGTTTCTATTACTTGTACGTAGCAAACGACTTACTTTGTTGCGTTGCTCCTGAACGGCGTATCTATTCATCTATTTGCCTCCTACAAGCCAAACAAGTTACCTTATCATCATCGTATGTAGCATCCGCCGCCATCAAACCTTTGCTTTCATCTATCCAACGACCACACAAAGTCCAAAAAGCGCGACCCATATACTTATGAACGATTTCCAACTAAATCCCCCATTAATGGTGTATATATCATATCTATCTTACAACGATAACAATCTAACATAGGACGACCTTCTTTCTTTTTACTAAATATAAAATGCTCCTTGTCAATGTTACGGTGCTCCTGTTCCCATCGCTCACCACATACAAAGCAATTAAAACGCCATTTCATTTGATTAACTCCAAACATTTTTTACAATTTACAAACTTAAGGTCTCGTGTTTTCATTTTCTCATACTCCTGATATGTAGTCTCATGGCCACACATAGTCATATGATGTACTTCACTAGCAATATGACGTTTTCTCATAATCTTTTCTTAATCTGCTCCCTATAAGTATTTACCCCAAGCCAAAAACCAGCAACAAAAAATGCAAACATCAATACTATTGCTAATAAACTATTCATTGCGACACTCCTTGCAAAATCCACCATGGTCCTCTACATCTATCGGAGTTATTACCATGCCACAAGCCTTACACCTCCACATTGTCTGGCTCCCTGTTAATGTCCTCTATCATGTTCTTGCAAAGAATACTTACCATGCCTAACCCTGTCGTGTACGCTTTCATCTCTTTTCCCTTGTACTCCATAGGATTATCATCAACAAACTTCTGTATATGCATCATTATCTCATGCAAAACAACAGTCCACACATCCTGACGCGTCGCATCACTCATTGTCTATCCTCCCTTCGCACCAACCAAGGAAATCATCGCAAGCATCAAACAATCCCTGCATATATATTTTCAAGTTATCATCCGTAACTTGCCAATGCTTATCTCTAAACTCTTGTGATACCTTCATTTTCTTCAAACAATACGCGCGTATGTCCATATACTTGATTTGCTTTTCTAAATCTGCCTTAGTAAAAGTGTGTTTGCGCTTGCCTGCAACATGACCACTACTTAAACCATTACGCTTCGCCATCTAAATCTCCACGCAATAACGCAATGTAAGTCCTCAAAAAATGCTGCTTCTTTGCCCTAGGTATATCTGTCTGCTCTAAAGCCTGCTGTATACACTCGTTAATGTGGTTCACAAGCTCGTCTTTCTCCTTCTGCACATCACCCATGCTGTTCAACATCTCTGTCATTTTAGCAAACTCATGCCCGCGTATTTCCGCGTCACCCTGCCGGAGGCGGCCCAAAAATTCCTGCCTTACTTCCTCAACCTCTGCCATGCGTGCACCCATGTCTTTTACAACCGTGCGCTTTACTTCCTCTGCTAAATCATGCTCTACTTCTGTAAGTTGTTCTTTCCAACCCATCTTAGCTGCCCACTTCTGTATTGTACGCATACTCAAATTCCAGTCATATCGCTTGTTTAACTCCTCCGCAATAGCCTTAAACGTCATACCATTCAAATACATACCAAAAGCCTCCTGCTTATCTGCTAGGCTATATGTACTCGGTCTGCCCACCTTTCCTTCGCTCATTTGCTTCCTGTACCTCTAAGCCAATCGCTCGCTGCCATTCTTCGTTCGACTCTACGCTCGGCATCTAATATTTCTCCTACTACCTCTTCACTAGCAGCATGGGACTCATTTATTACAGTATCCTCAAAATCATCATCTCGCTGCATATGTATTCTACCATCACCACCATCATCCTCTTGAACATCTAATTCAAGCATATCCTTGTGCCTTTCTACGTGCATATACAACGCATCCCATACCTCATCTGCCATCGAAGAACCCTCTAACGATACTATACGCCATAAATCCTCCATGACTTTCTCTCTTAACTTGTCTCTACCTACCGATATCAAATACCGCTTAGGTCGCTCTCTAGTCTTTGACCATACCATGTATATACATTGTATAATAGACTATATATACTTATGGTTGAAATTTATAAAAAATTTATAGACAAGGGTCCCAATAGATGAATAGCCCACCCCATACACGTCAGATATGGGGTTTTCTGGGCGTTTTCTGATTATTTACAGGCTTCTAAAAATCTGCTATAATCAAATCTTGGATTTTCTTCTAAACAAAACAGGGCAAAATCTCGGACTAGATTTTCATCTGCCTTCCTAGATTTTAGAATTTCTGCTATTGCTTTGAAGTGTTTTCTTGTCATCATTTGAACACCCTGTCGCCCATTGCATCAACTACCCATTTAGCTACTGCTTCATAGGCAATGCTGCCCCTGTCATCGCCCGGTAAATCGAGGTCAAACAATTTCTTCATATCTTGCATTAATGACTTGATATGAATGGCGATTTCTTCGTCTATCTCTGGATGGTCATCCATAAGGTACAATGTATTTCTAATGCTCATTTAAGCCTCCTCTGTGGCGATTATACCGTCTGCCTTTAGTTTACCATAGATGCGGGTCCAACCGGCCGTTCTTGGCATCCAGTGCTCGTCGTCTGCCTTATTGACAAATCCATCTATATCATGGGCTACATGGGCCAGAATGGTGTCTGTGTCCATGTCTCCAATTGTCGAAGCTGCTTTAATGAAAGCTGCTAGGTTAAGCAAATGAGTTCTTTGTATTTTTCTCATGATATAGAAGTTACAAGGTAGTATATATAATTTCTATGCCCTATTTGTGCTTAGAGGCTGTTTTTCTAGGGCCTTTTGAAATCCCGCTTGCAGTTTTCGGGCGCCCTAAATTTGCTGATATCTATTGGGCCATACCTTTTATATAGCCTAGTCGCTGGGAGCCTGAGGCTAGGTCTAAAGTCGCCGCCTCTGCTCTAGGGTAGCTATTAGGCTATCCTAGGGCCAAGGCAAACCGATAGATAGATATTTAACCCTTGGGAATCCTTGCAAATAATCCTACCCATAAGTATATATAGCCCTTCCGTCATGAGCTTCCGCGTCCCCAAATCTAACCCCGACAAGTAGAATAACTACTATAGAGTAAGATTGGCATCATTGGAACTAATTATTCCTCCGCCATCCTACGCGCCCGCACGAGGGATTTAAGGTGCTACACATGAACGAAATGTAGTCTAATAAGTGTATATGGGGGGGGTCTATTCCTTGTTGTTTTTAACCTCCTCCATTGTGTGTTTTGCACTTAGATAATGTAATCCTGATTTGATTACTTTAAAGGCATTCCATAGCTCTTCTTCTGTCTTTAGATTATCTGTTAAGTCTATTATAGTTTCTTTTATTCTTGTCGCCTTTGCTGCTGCAAAAAAAGACTTTTGAGATTCGGTCATTCTTTGCATACCTCACATAGGCCATTGAATAACTCTAAGCCATGCCCTAGTGTGGAGTGGCATGGGGTTTTACAATCTGGATTATCGCAATAACCCCAACCATCTGATTCCATTTAAAGCACCTCTCCGTCCCATCTTATGGTCTTTGGGTCTCTTACCCTGTCCATTTGCTCTAGACCATCTAATTTGCGCTCTAAATGCATCCTATAGAGGTCTTCTATCTGACTGCCTGATAATGAAAACCAGCAAAGGTTCATCATATTATCGGCATCTTCTGCACGTGTATGTTTTATCATTGGTCTAAAAGAATCCTGATGGTCTTTTTGCTTCTGGGAATCAATAACGAAGGTTAATTGGTATCCCATTTCTCTACCTGCTGAAAATGCTGTAATGTCTACTGCATTTGTCATAGAGTTTTGCGTGTTTGTTGTGTAAGTTCCTAATTGTTCGGTCATGTGTGTTTCTCCTTGTTTGTTAATGGGAGACACGCCCCGCTGGTCCTCCACTTATAGTGGGCCATTTGGGGTGGTCCGTGTTTCTCATAATTTGCCATGAACATAGGTCTATATAAGGTTGGTGGTGATATTCAAATATGCTCATAATTCCTCGATACTGCTATGCCTTCTCCTCTCACAAATGGATATATCCATCTTCTCTTACCTTTCATGTTTGTATACTTGTCGTTGTAGAAATTACGCCAATGTCCTCTTACCTCGTGTGCCCTGTTCTTTTTACCTGAGGAAAATGAGGGTGTTTGATTTACTACTTTTTTGAGTTGTCCTTTAAGCTTAATTACGGCGTAATCAGGCTTTGGTATCCTACCCTGTGCCAATCTCTTTTGGTTGGCCTTAACGGGCGTTTCTCGATAGATAAAATCGACTTCTGGATTGTTAACGAACAATACATAATTAAAAATAAAATCCCTCATAACTTTTTCAGGACCTCGCAACCTATCAACTACTTTGTGTTCAGGTTTCCACAAGATATGGATATTTTGAACAGTATTGATATATTGACTTGGGTGAGTTTCTACATGAATCACTTTGAAAGCTCTAAGATTTCCACATTTATCTATAAAATCAAAAAGCTGTTTTACATCTGTAAATTTCTCACCATCAAAAGTTGTTGTCTCTATAATCCTTTGAAATAAATTTGGATTTTTTATTCTTGTCAGGTTTGTTAATGGTGAGTCCAAAATATGAATCCCGAAAATATTACAATCGTATTTTCTATAATCTAATTTGACCGTTGATTCAATAAAAATATTATCCTTTGGTAATCTGATTTCTTGATGCCTGTTTAAGTCATTTGGCAACTTAGTTCTTAGCAAAGAATTAGTTATCTTTAAAGGGACTTTAAACACGGTTGTTTCCCTCAATAACTTCTCATAAGCTCCATAGACATAACCATCTGGCTGGTCCTGCATAAGATTGTATTGTGAACGCATTTTATGCTTTAATTGTCTTTCCTTGTTGAGGTGGCCAAGAGAATAATAATAGTAAGGGAATTGCCCTAATTGAGCGGGATTTTGTTTTAGCCCTTTACCAAAATATTTATCCTCTAATTTGTTTACTTCAGTTTGCACACTACCCTTACTTTCATTGACATAAGTTCTTATTGTGCCTCTATTGTCTTTTGCATGATAATTATGATGATTCCAAATATCACTCATTCATCACACCTCAAACATATCTTTCCTTTCTCCTCTAAAAAGGCATAGAGCGCCCCACATTCACATCTGAGGAACGCGTCTAATTCTGCCATTTTCATTATTTCTCCACTCGTGGAATGATTTCTAAATCCTCCAATGTGTCGATAGCTTGGTCAAAGATTACATCCTCTTCAAAGCTCAATTCCTCGCCTCCGATTGTAACGGTCAATTCATCACCACCCCAATTATCGTACTCAAGAGAAGGGTGTTCTAACCAAATAACTGCACCTTCATTGTCAAGGAACTCCTTAGCCTGTTCTAAAGTCTTTTTGACTATCGTTTCTATTAGTTTTCTATCCATGTTTTTCACCTCCTTTGATTTACTCCATTGACTCCAAAATACTCTCACATTCTGGAGCATGATTAACTATCATGTTTAAGAATCGCACATAGGCGTCCTTTTCGTATTCACTCATATCTTCCTGAGAATCATACATATGCTCGAGACAATCCCACATATCATTCACTGTATTCTCATACCTACAGTAACTCATATTAGGCACTGAAATCAAACTCCATTCTGAGTGTTTCCATAAGGTCAAGTTTGTAATCAATACAAACCCGACAGTCGCATTGCTGGGCGTTTGTTGAGGCATTGCAGCCTTCTGGTTTTGCGTAGTTCATTGTATTACCGCCGGTTAGTCGCCTAACCAAATCTCCACAGGGGGCAGTGTATATAAACCTTGCGTTAACCTTTTATACCCCTTTCTACAGAATTTTCTCTATATTGGGGTTTATAAAGCCACCGGTCAAAAAATCGAAATTTAAAGAAGCGTCTATATATACTTCCTTTATATGCAAATCATCCTAAAGCGTTTTAACACATGGTGTATATAGTCCCCTTGTGATTGTATACAAATGGCACTTTGGACGCTTAACGGCCGTTTAAATGCACGTTTTTGTTTCAGTTAACAACCTCTGGTTGTTATCCTAAATGTCAAAAAATACAATAACCTAAAAACCAAAACTCCTAAAAAACCTAATCGCCTAATCAACCCAAATATCCTAAAATACATTATAACCTAAAATACAATATGGCTTATCGCCATTAATCTAAATCCCCCAAATCTCCTAAAAAACCTATTAGGTTATTTGCCCTAATGTCCAGAGACCATAAAGTATATATGCACCCTCCGCCATGTCAATCTGCTAGGAGTCCTTTATCCTAGTAGAGGTAATACACCTATGAACAATACGCCCCCAATGAACATCTATATACAGAAGTCAGCAACAGGTGGAAACACTTATGAAACAGGATGCCTTATCTGTCAAGGTGAAGGCTCCGGTCTGATAAACATGGTTCCACTTCCGACACATAGAACGGTTTCAACTGATTTGGAAACAGGTGAATTGATATTCAATTACATCTGCAAATCTTGCGTTGATTCTGGCCCTCCCAATTTTACTTGGTTTTGGGTCGAAAAACTACCGGTCTTCCCCGATGACATCGCGGTAACTGAAATACCCAGCTACCTTGATGAATGGGGAAAAAGACAAATGTGTAAGGATAGAAATATCAAGCACGACGACTACGCTTGAAACACCGGCTACCATAAGACTCCGGTCTTGTGGGGCCAAAGGTGACAATGGTTTTGACTAACATAGTACCCGGAGCAAACCTATGGCTACGAGGTGTCACCATAAACGTAGCGGTGGTATGGTCTACCACTTTCCGCCAACAGGCCATCATTTGCTCCTTGTCTGAGTTGACTGTCCTACGGGAAGCTGTCAAGGACGGAGCAATCGGTTAGAGAAGATGAAAATAGCAAAATAGTATTGCACTCTAACCACCTTATGATTTAGGGAACTCCCCACATACGCCCAAGTCCTAGCGGAGGAACCCGTATTAGGCCGGAAAACAGGTCGCCGAAATGGACCTAAAAAAACATTACATTCAATGGCGGAACGAAAACCGCACGTTATGTTAAGGACGGCTCAAGCTTGTAAACTTGGACGGACCTTAATTGTGAGTAGGCAGGTTGACCACCTTAAGTAATCCTACAACAAACGCCCGGAGGTTGGAAACCGGAGGGAATGGTAGACCCAAAACCAACCACTTTACATTTATGAATGAATATCAATTACAAATAAAACGCTACAAGCAACTAAGAGAAATCTATTATGGAGAATCTGAAAATAAAGTTGTCCTTAATGATTCTGAATTTAAATCAATGCTGATTCAATTAAAAAGAAGTATTATGTCAAAACGAAATCGGTCAACAGAAAATCAAAACCTATTCAAAAGCGAATTTCCAGAGGAGTAGCAGTAGTTTAACCCTTACGACTTTAGCTTCTTAAGAACTTCCTGTGTCTCTTCTACTGTCAATGTCTTAGCCTGTACCTTAGTATTTTTTCTATTCATACTATAATTACATTTGAAACATCTCCAAGATTTATTCTTGTCGTCCCCTGCCCTAAATGTATAACACCTAGGGCATCTCAAGACATAGAACATTAGAAGTCCTTTATTATTTTCTTACAGATGACACACTGCCATCCTTTATCGTTGCACACTTGTGCTTCATGTTTACAGCTCATATTTTGGGGGCCATAAGGTGTTCAATGAACGAACACGTAATAAGAGTGGGTAATACAATCGTTGTGCGTAGTTCTCTTACGCCTCTATTCCTTATGACCTTTCCCATTTAAAGTTGTTTTACGAAGTCCTTAAATTCGTTTATTGCTTTCAATACTTTCTCTACCTTTCTCTCTAAAAGACAGGACTTACAATACTTGTGGTGCCCTTGTGTTGGGACGTCAAGCCTTGTTATATGTCCTTCCTGTTTACAGGTAAAACAATTACTGTAAGGCATCTATTTCCTTTTTTGTTTTCTTAATGTAAGCTTCCCACTTACGAATAACCTTCTCTCCCTTTGGAGTTAAAATCCACTCACTCATTTTCTCTCCATAGCTCACCCACTAATCTATTAAATGTGTGATAGTTTGCATCTTCTAACGCACTTTGAAATACTGTGAATATATCTTCACCTACCCAATTACACTGACGACTTATCTCTCGTCCTAACTTTTCTAAATCACTCATTGGGACAACCTCAATATCTCTTCTTCTGCAAATTCCTTTGTCATAGAATTAACTAAACCTTCTGGAGCTTTTAGAATATCAATACACAAAAGCAAATACTTTTGTCTGTCTACTTCTATCTTAGACATTATAAACACTCCATGCATCCTGCATAACAACCCTTACACTTTTTCTTCTTCTTAGCCATTAGTCACCACCATACTGTTTTAGTAGTTCTTTGAGTTTTTTAGCTTCTGAGGCTTTTAAGGCCTTACCAGCCTCTTCTGGTACTACCCCAGCCAACTCATCTTTAACAGTCCTTAACGCGTCTTTAAGGTGTATCCTTGCGCGCCTTAGCTCATACTCATAGACTTCCATAGCTTTTTCTAAGTCCAAAGCATCCTCATCACTTATAGTATAAGTTGTTTCTATATCAGCACGGGCTGATTCATATTGCTTGTCCGTAGGCGTTGTTGCCCCTAGTTTTATTGTTACTTGTTTTATCATTGTATCACCACTGTTTTACATTGAGTAGAATGTCATTACGGCTAGTCTATATAAGCATTACGCCCGACAGACAGACACCTTCATTTCCACTGGAGATTTTTGGATGAGTGTCAGCAAGTTTAACCCTTGGACTTTTACTGTTTGTAGCGGTTTTGTGCTTAGAGAGTGTTAGTTTAACCCTTAGGAAACTAGAGCCAATGCGGCGGGCTGTTTGAAAAAACAAGAATAAAGTCTTTATTTTATTAAAAAAGTTCCAGTGGAAATGAAGGTGTCTGTCTCTATAATTGTTTCTTCATTTTTTTTAAAGTTTTACTTAGATTTTTACATCTTGGTACAAATAAAGTTATTAAAGGCCCTAATATTGGTGTTAGTAATACAGCTGCGCTAAATGTACCTAATGTTTCAAATATCTTAATAGCATCATTTATTGCACGTTTTTTTTCATCTTTACTATTTCCATACTTTACTGGACCTCTTAGTGGTTTTGTCATTTTTAAAAGAAATCCCTAATCAATGTGTCTGTACTTAATGAAGGAGTGCCTACTTCTATTACAGTTTCTATCTTGTCTTGTATACTTATATTATAACTAACCACTGGTAACACTTCATTAGTCTTTAAAGCAGGAGACCTAAGTTCTAGTAATGAACCAAGAGTTAACCATTCTGCACCAAGTAAACTTATTCTATATGCTATTGATGGTTTGTTAAATTGTTCTACTATTAATCTTCCTATCTTTTCTAATATGTCTTTTCTATCTGTATCATATGTTAATACTTTAGACATAACTCCATACCTTTCAATAGAACCTTCATCGTTATATGTGTTAATTAATGTGTCATCATCTTTGCTAATTACCGTACAACTATTAACCATACCTACTGAGGTATAACTTGATACTAAACCATCGTTTGCTATATTTGCAGAATCTAACGACACTACCATATCTCCTTTTGCGTGTCTATGTAAATGGTCTGGTTGAAATAATTCTAGTTCTGTTCCTTCTCTAATAGCGTAATAATAAGGCAAGAAAGACAGTTTAGGGTGGTCTATGTCTAAAACCCTATCTACCATAAAGGTCATACAGTTATCAATGAAAGCTTTGCGTGTTTGAAGGCCATATATGTCCATAGTTGAATCTGCATTTATTCCACTTCCTTTTGTCATCTTTGCTATTGATATGCCTTTGTAGTCTGCCGCATCTGCAACTGACATATACAAATCTTGATTTGAGTAGTCGCCTTCCTTAAAATTAAACACTTCACTGTTTGCTAAATGACTTACTAAATCATAAGCTACAAAGCCAAACTTATCAAGCTTAGGGTTTATCAACTTGATTATACCTGTAAAGTCTTTATTAGTAATAGTATTTCCTCTACCAAATTTAATAGTTACTTCTGCACCAATACGAACTTTTTCTAATCCGTCTAAAGAAGAACACATACAAGTTACAGTTCTTGCTGAGTTTACTTTAGCAGTCATTGACATTTGCGATACAAAAGGAAAAGGTTCCTTATCTATGTGTATTTCAAAGTTTAACGAATCTACTAATGCCATTATCCACCAGCAAATTCTCCCAGAACAATAAATTGTAAATTACCAATATACTGGTCTGCGTTAGCTGGGTCTTGTTGTATGTTTCCACCAGTACATCTGATTCTTAATTGTTTATATGCACTATAAGGCGCACCTACTTTGTTAGCGTCTATTGTCGCCCAACCATATCTATCGCCTTCTAACAATGACCAGAGCTTTATGTAACCTGATTGTTTCAAAGTCCTTATAGATAGACTATACGTAGGCATACCTAGTTTTGTCTGTACTACTCCAACAGGATAGCGTTTATCACCTAAAGCCATAGAGCCACTAATTCCTCCTGTTCTTGTTAATGAACTACTTAATATTGCAATTTTGCCATTTGCAACATCTACATCCATATCCCAATATTGATTACTATCTGACCTAATGTTTATAGTGGCAGTTTCGACTTGGCTAGATTCTTGGTCATTATCATCTCTAACTAAATGTGATATAGTATTGCTGTGTACATCATCTGAAGCACAAGAGATAGATGTTAAATGACTTGTATCTTTTATTATCTTACAAGTAGTATTAGCTGCATTTGTCAATGGAGTGTCTTCTAGTTTTAATACAGTTTCAGTAACTGCATCATATTCATTTTTAATTCTAAAAGTACCGTTGTTAGCTGAAGTGCTATGGCCTGTTATAATAATATAATCTCCCGGCGCAAATCCTTCCGTTAAAAAGTCTGCATCTCCTGTGTCTGTAATTGTATCTGAATTCGTTACTGCAACTGTAATGTTTTGAGCATCAACCCCTGCCCCAGTTTGAGCAGCATCAGGATTAGCTACTGCACTTCCTCCCCATGTATAAGATAATTTAGTTCCACGTATTTGTGCATTTACAATTAAGTTATCGTCTGCTGCAGTTGAACTGTGCGTACATAATGTATATCTAGAACCGACATTCAAAAAGTTGTCTACAGAATCAATGTCTTTCAAAACAACCATATCTATACGTTTAAAGAATTCGTCACTTGCTGTACCAAAAGCATCAGTCTCTCCACTTGAATGCGAATCAGCGGGTTCTAACTCAACTACTGCCCATTCATAATGACTAAATGTATTATCAGTATCAACTACGTCTGAACCAGCTTCATCTTTAGAAACTAACCCATATACCTTAAGAGTAGTATCACCACAACTTGGTAAAGAACTTTTTAATTGTAATTGTTTACTACTGTCTTCAAAACGACTGTTATCATTGTCTAAAGCAAAAGAAGTAATAAAATTATTAGCATCTGTTGTTTTATATTTGTATTGTGCAATAAAACGATTGTTTCCAACAGGATATGAATGTTGTCCTGTAACATAAAATGCAGCAGCACTATCGTTGAAATCTGTGTTCATTACTTCAGTTCTGCTTAATCTAGGTACAGCAACTGGTGAAGGCGTTACTACTGTTGGTTGCGATGATAAAGCTACTCTACTGCTTCTAAATCCTAATTCATCTTCTACTTGTACTTTAATTGCCTTTGCACCTCCAGAAGAATATCTGTGTTTAATTGTTGTGCTTGTGGCTGGCGAATCTAACTCTACAAAGCTATAATCGTCATCAGTATCTGAAGCTCCACTGTCCCAATTAACGCCAAACCTTTTACACTTGCCACTAAACATTCCACCTGTTGCAGTAATTGTAAGTGTAATTTCTTTTCCAACTGTAGGTGCAGTATCATCTACAGCAGTATTAACACCAGAATCAATACCCGGCCTTGTAATACTAACTATGTTACCTGCAGAAGCCAATGTCGCAGAACCTGTGTTATCATTATCTTGAGCGTAAAATTGTAGCCTATATTCTGTATTATCTGTTTTTAAAAAACTATTACTGCCGTCTGATGTTAAATCTTCAGTAACAAATAATTCTTTACCTACATCTGAAAAAGTCGCCCCATATGTGCCTCCACTAACTCCAGATGCTAAATAAGCTGGGTCTGCCGCTTGTCTAAATACAGCTACATAACTTTGTAAATCATCATCTTTAGTGTATCCGTCAACAAATGTAATATTAGCATTTATTCCATCGCTTTGTGGTGTCACTTCTATTAAAGGCGTATTAGGTGTTGGATTGTCATATTTTACAACTATTTGCGGAACTGAAGTTGAACCACCAACACCAACTTGATGACGAACCACATCATTTGAACCAAGTATTGCTTCATTGTGTGCTTTCAATAAAAACCCATATGATTGCCCCCATTCAGGTTTTTTAGCTCTAAAATAGTTCTTCAAACTTATATTAGTATAATCGCTTGTAGCTGCTGGGGCAACCACATCAACTATGCCGTTTGGACCAAATCCATAGTCATTTGTAGTATTAAATGCACAGCCACCACTTATAACATAAGCATCTCCGTTATCAAAATCATCGTCTGTTCCTCCACTAAGACTTAGACTACTTACTTTTATGTTTGAATCAACTGTGCCTATAGTTCCGGAGCTGCCGTCAGTTATGTTAAAAACTTTAGAACCTAAAACAGTACCTATTCCTTTTAACTCATTATCAAAAAAGTTACCATTTGCATCTTGCAAAAATGCTTTGTTATCACCTCCGTCATGTTCTCCTGTATGGCTTGGAGTCCAAAAAGCAGTACCGCTTACACTAACATACTGCCAACTTATGTTTGTTACATCTAATGTATTAGACATTTCATAAACTGCAATAGTTGGAGGGCTGCCTAATTGCTGTGCCCATTTTATACGAATCAAACAGTCTTCAATATTTAAATTATCATTGTAAGGTTTGTCAGGTAAAGTAAAACGAATAACAGTACGATGTAATGAACCACTAAGTCTTCCCACTATTTGAGCATCTGCTGTAAGTGCAGTAGTTGGACTACCGCTACTAACTGCTTGCCAAATCGCATAACCCGGTCCGGGGTCATCAGAACCTGCAGGCCAACCAGTACCAGTACCGCCTTTGTCATGATAATATCTAAGGTCATTGCTTCCAGCTATATTTCCAAAAGTTTGTTCAAAAGTCATTTATCCGCCTCCAAGTAATGAATCATTTAATCTTTTGTTCAAACCATCTAAAGTAAATTCACTTGCTATTCTTTGTAGGTTGTTTATAGCATTAAAGACATCATTTAATCTATCTCCTAGTAATTCAAAAATATGCACTAATGGCTTTGTCACGTCCGTAAGCTTTCTAAGTTCTCCACTCATCACTCCAACAGCAGCTATAATTGATACTAATATTACTGCAATGGCAGTCCATGGATTACTTAACATTGCAACACGATTTGCATTCAAAGCAGCAGTATTTGCATTTGTAACTACCGTTCCTTGAGCCACCACTGCATTGTAAACAACTTGTCCTACTGTTGCTAAACGAGCTACAGCAATTACCGATTCTAAAGCACCAGTGTATTTTTCTTGTTGTTTAATTTGTTTTCTGCGTTCTTCAGCTTCTTCTGCGGTAATTTTACCTGCTGCTAAATCTGCATCAATGCGTTTGTACTGTGCAGAAATCAATTGATTAAGGCCGCTAGTTGCAGCTTCCATTACTTGTAACTTTGCAATGGTTTGAACATTTTCATCTGTTGAACTCTTAATGCTACCTTGAAGTGCAGTGTTTAATTTCTTTTGTGCAGCTTCCAAACCTTCAGTACGCGCTTGACCCTTTTGCATAGATGCGCCTAAAGATTTAAAATTAGTATCTAATACCTTAGCTTTTCTAATTGCACCATCTGCCTCAAAGGTAATGGCAACACTCATAATGTCTCTTTCTGCCATTATTGACTAATCATCTCCGCTTCTCGCATTCTTTTATCGTAAATGCGTTTCATTACGCTAGCTTTCTCAGAAGTCATCATACTTACATAACTAAGCAATGTATCGCAATCAAAATCATCTAATATTTCCATCATCATAGTTACTTCTTCATAACTCATTACAGGTTCTACAATAATTGTTTGCAACATAGAATATGTTATAGGGCGCATTTTTATACCTAAATTATTTATTTTCTGTAAATCACCTTCTGATAACTCTTTACCTGCCGTATATTGATTTATCAAAGGCGTTAATTTAATTGATTCTTCATTTATTTCAGCTCGTAATGCAAAGTTTTTATCTTCTATTTCTTGCCAATCTGATTGTGTTAATCTTTTAATTACTATTTTAGGTGCTTGTTGTTTAAAAAAATACTTTCTCCAACCTTTTGGTTTAAAGAGTCGTGACAAACTAGGCAGTAGTATCTCCTTGCGTTCCCAGTAATCTTCTTTTACTGCTCCTACGTCAAGTAGGGGGGCGTCTAACTGACCTCTGACTCTTACCATTGACCTACCTATAGTTCCCAGTCTGCGCTTATTGCAAATGAACTGAAGTTACCAAAATCTCCAGCACCTTTAAATTTAATACTTAATGAATCAACAACTTCTCCTCCGCCAGATAAAGGTCTAGAAAAAGAAGTAATTGTACCGTTTGTAAGTGCTATGCTGCCTACAGTAGAACCAAAGTCTAATCTAACTAATGGAATAACTGCACCTGTATTATATATAGTATATAAATCTTCATTTTCTGCAGTCATTGTAATATCTAATGTAACATCAGACTTACCGCGTCCTATGTTTGCATTTTGTAACCATTTAGTGCCAGAGCCTCGTGTTACTTTACCGGGTATTGGTGTATTGTTATTTACAATTTTTAAGGCTACTGTTTTAAGATTATCAAAAGTGTTAGGTAACAAACCATTTGCTGCGTTTGTATTTACTCCTTGAATAGTTCTTGATGTGTCTGTGCTATATATTCCTTTTAATAAATTTACAGATAATGAATTGTCTGTGCTACTATTAACTGCCCAACCAGTTTTACCTGCTCCAGATGTAGTACCAAATAAATCATCTAAATCTCCAATAGTCTCTGCAGAGCCATGAGTTAAGTTAACAACTCCGTTTGCAGTAACTGCACCACCTGAACTTACATTAGAATCTAATACAGAATTAGCATCATAAGTTTTTAAATATTTTTCACCGATTTCAATGTACGAACCGGGAGGGCCGTCTATTGTCAATTCTGTTTCTAAATTGCTTGATTTAGCATAACTGACTGTTAAATCGCTTGGCAACAATGGCTCATCTGTAGGTGCTGCTGGAAATGTAAGTCCACCATCTGTATAATCATCTACTAAAAATCCTCCATCATTTGAAAAATTCATATCGTTACTTGCAGAATCTTGCGTAAAAAAAGCAGAACATTGTGCATCAACTGTAATGTAACCTCCAGTAGTATAGTCTGCTTCTAATGTAACATCATTAGGAACTACTCCTGTTACCAAAGTAAAACCAACGCCATATTCTTTTGCCATAACTGCCATAGAAGAAACTCCTGTAGTAAGTTTATGTGGAACTAAAGTAGAACCTCCACCTGCATCATCTAAATCTGTTGCACCTATTGCCCTACCAAGCAGTTGTTTCCAACCAGTTCCTTGACAAGCTACCTTAATAGGTACCTGTACATCAATCGGACCTTTTGCATGATGTGCGTCCGTTGATTGTCCTAGCGAAGGAACAGGAGTTATGTTCATTTCTATTTGCCTAGGGTCGAATGTGTCCAATAGACCTATATGTGTCAAAGAAGAATCAGCAGGGTCGCTGTAATTAGTTTCTCCTTCAAAGGCTGCCTCTACGTTTTGCGTTAGTCTTACCATTTTTAGTTTACCACCTCATAACTTGTGATGTCACAGTTAAGAACATAACGAAACCAACGACGTTGTTTGTCAGACTGGTCTGTGCGACTAAGAAGTTTTATACTTGCATAGTCGGAAGTTGATGCGTGCGAACTAAATGGTGCTGCTGCAAGACTGTTCGAACGCGCCGCGTGAATAAGGTGTACTACACCTGTGTAAAGTTTTCTAAGCCTATCTCTGCTTACTCCAGTAGATATATCTATAGTAATGGTTGCAGTATGTTTATCCACACCCTTTCCTATACCTAACATTTCGTGATTTGCTGCAGTTTCATAACATCTAATTATATCGTTATTTTTCAAATTGTATTTTCCCATATCCCAAGATTCATCTATTTTCAAGGTTCCTCCTGCAGATGTAAGATTGTTGCCTACGCCACTTGCTACCTCTGACCAGTTATTATTTAACAAATCAACCACTGCAGTTACAGGGTCAGCTAAAGCTGCGTAAGTTGCTGCCATTATAGTGTAGACCTCCCTACACCAAATCCACCAACAGCTCTTGACATTGTAAATTTACGGTCAAGTCTTCTATTATCTTTAAGAATCTTCATTGCCATGTCTTCAAATTTTTGTGATTTTGTAGAGTTATCCATAGAATCATCGCCTTCTGCCATCAAATTTAAATCATCGTTCATTGCAATCATAGAAGCTGTAAAATAAATAGTTGCTAGTTTTATGTCCTCTGGAGTAGTTGCAGTTGCATATCTGTAAGTAACATAAGCATCTACATCACTAGGGCTACTCAACAAATTGTTTACCACATTATAATCGTTAATGTAAATAGTTCCTCTTTGTGTATCTTGCCAGTAATCTTTACCAACTACATCAGTAGGAGTAGCTCCGCCAGTTTTACCTGCTGAACTATGTAAATAATCCGTGTACTCAGTACCTGTCCATATTTTCATTATGTCTCCTTGACCTGTATCTAATGCAATTATAGGAAAATGTCTAAGTTGTAACCTACCTCTAACATTGACAAAACCTCTATCTACTTTCTGTATTCTTACTCTTTCTTCTGTAACCTGACCTCTTGTAGAGCCATCTGAGTTCCAAGCGTGGTCTGTAAGTTGATTTATTCTTTCTTGAGACATTTCTATAAATGACTCTACAACTGCAGTTGTCGGTGTAGTAGAGCCGCTAAAATTAGGTACTTGAAGAAACTCTGCTACTTGTGACGCCGTACAGTATATTGCTGTCATTATAGTATCCTACTGAGTGCCGTATTCATCAACTTTTCGCCAGTAGTTGCTACAACCATACCATTCATGTCGATTGGTTGTCCTGCCATGTTCCAGCCGATTGCTCCAACTGGTAACGTAAGGTATCCTTGCTGTTGTGCCAATGGTGGAGGTCCTCCGCCATTTGCTGTGTAAAATTGTTCTCCATTAGCTAGTGTATCTATCTGTGGAGGTGGTAACTGCCAAGCTTGAGGTTGGGCGGCTGCTGTACCGACTCCGAACCATGTCCACGGTTTGAACATACTTGCGCCGCCCTGCATAGGCATCTGCTGCTGCATATATGGGTTTGGCATCATTGGTTGTTGAGTCACGGCAGGAGCTTGCTGGAG